AGCCGCTTTCTGTCAGTGCATATGGTAGTGCTGGTGTTGGCGATGCTAATGCCGACAGCTTCACAGCGTTTGACAGTCTCACACAGGAACAGGTAAAGGGCTGGGTGCTGGCATCACTAGACAAGACCGAAGCTGAATTACAGGCGATGCTTGACCAGCAGTTAGACAACCTAATTACGCCACCGATTGTGGGCAAACTTCCAGCAGGGTGGTAACAATGGAAATGGGTTTCTTAGCTGACGTTCTAATAGGTGTTATAATCGGTGGTGGTGCTTGGTACATCAATCACCTGACCGCTAGGATTAACCGTCTTGAGGAACGCATCAATTCTACGAGAGAAACTTTCATCCACAAGGATGAGATGTCTACAATGATGGGTCGCATTGAGGACAGGTTTGCTAGGTTAGAAGACTTGCTTCACAGGCTTATGGAAAAGTGAGCCAGTTTCTTGTCATCTTTGTTATCCTGACGCAACAGATGACATTTGTTATTAAGCCTTACGAATTAGATTATTGCCCCAGCTACGAAGAAGCAAAAGCGAATATGTCACATTTATACCAACAATATGATGTGGGGTATTGGTCGTATCAGTGTTTCAATCGAGGCAGTAATGTGTGATGTCAAAGTTTGTAGTGGCATTTTCGTTAGTGATGTATCTGGGGACAGGTGATGACCGAAGACCTGTTGATACAAATCTCAGATTTTATAATGTGGATGATTGTCTTTATTTTGCATCTCGTTTGGCTCAGCGACACGGTAACTATAGCCATATAGATTTTATTGACCCAAGAGACAGGGTTACGACATACTGTTTACCTAAAGCATACGACCCTAGCTTGGTGGAGATATTTTGATGCTTGCTGAATTGAGTGCCGCTAATGCCGCCTTTGCTGTCATCAAGCAAGCGGTGACTAATGCTGGTGATGTAGCCAAGGCTGGCTCTGCGCTGATGTCTTTCGCCACAGCCAAGGAAGACTTGGAAAAGAAACTGCGCGGCAAGAACAAGGCCGCCGCAAACCAGTCAGACCTAGAGGCTTTCCTAGCCCTAGAACAAATCAAGCAATACGAGAAAGACCTCAAAGAAATTATGATTTATACAGGCCGCCCCGGCTTGTGGGCAGACTGGCAGGGGTTTCAAGCTGAGGCTAGAAAGGAACGCCGCGAGGCAGAGCTAAAGGCAGAGCGCCGTAAAGAGTTTATGGCTGAGATTGTTGTTGGCTTTCTGGCTACAATAATATTTATTGGTATTGTTGGAACGGCGGTTTATGTACTCAGAGGCTAGATGATAACAGCCACAACTACTGGCTTGATCGGCGAACACATCGCGGCGGCTTCGATCCTGTCGATGGGGTGGCGTGTCGGTATGGCACAGCAAGACAGTGTGGATCTGCTGGCTTGGAACAACAACACATATGTCCGGGTTCAAGTTAAGTCTGCCAGCCCATATGAATATAATAAGGGCGGCTATCAATTCCAGCTAGGCTCTGGATCTAAGTCAAAGAAATTGCCATCCATCCAGCTATTCGATATGATTGCGCTGGTCGCTGTCGATCAGCGCCGGGTCAAATATCTAGCCACGGAACAGGTGCAACAGTTTACCAAGCGATGCACCCGGCGGTGGTTTGAAGATCTGGAAAACGAAATCGACAGCTTTAATTATGCGATTGAAATCATCGAGGCGCGAAATGGATTGGTCAAGGTATCCTAATTTTAGTGAGGATGAGTTTAAGTGTAGTCATACTGGTAAGTGTGCAATGGATAGTGGCTTTATGGATAAGCTACAGGCATTGCGCTCAGAGCTTGCTGAGGCGATGACAGTGACGTCTGGCTATAGAGACACCAGCCATCCTGTTGAGGCCAGCAAGGGGCGTCCGGGGACGCATACACGCGGCATTGCTGTGGACATAGCGTGTGACGGTCAGCAGGCGTATCGGATTATGGCGCTGGCAATGAAGCACGGTTTCACTGGCATCGGCGTCAGCCAGTCTGGCGGCGGTCGGTTCTTACATTTGGATACGTTCACTGGTGGGCCGCGTCCGAATGTCTGGAGCTACTGATGTCAGCCAAAGACATATTGGAATGGAAGATACTGCCGCGTCTAATGATGGCGATTATGACGCTGATGAGTTGGCGTTGTGCCGAGTGGTTTATGAAATTGGAAGACCCAACAGCCGCACAGTCAGCCTTTGTCAGCGTTGTAATGGGCGCTATGACAGGTGCGTTTGGTATTTGGATGGGAAATGAGGCAAAGAAATGATTGATTTATTAGTCGGCCCTATCACCGGGCTATTGGATAAGTTTATTGAAGACAAGGATCAGAAGGCACAGCTCGCTCACGATCTCGCCACAATGTCACAGCGTCATACGCAAGAGCAGATCTTGGCGCAGTTGGAAATCGCCAAGCAAGATGCCAAAGGTAATTGGTTTCAGTCGAGTTGGCGCCCATTGATCGGGTGGATCTGCGGCTTGTCTTTGGGCATCAATTATATGGTCGCGCCTATTGCCGCTGGGTTCGGCATCACCATACCTCAAGCGGATATGAGCGTGATGATGCCGTTGTTGTTTGGTATGCTTGGCATCGCTGGTATGCGTTCCTATGATAAGAAGCAAGCCACCGATACCAAGTAATCTTACAGCTCTTTAATGCTGAGTGTCTTCTGCCTAACAAATGTTTCCGGCTTGGCAGGCACGACCTTCTCAGGTTGCGCCTTGGTGCGCCGCATCGGCCATTTGATTTGGTAATGCGACAGACCAATGTTTACTCGCGCCTCATCGTGGTTGCCCATCAGCTCTTTGATCGTAGCCTCGGCCTGATCTATGTCAGCCTCGGCTTGTTTCTTAGCTTCCTTGGCGGCGATGAGATCCTCAAACGCTGTGAGTGCATCCGGCTGGTCGTTTAGATCCAGCGGTTCTGCGTCAGGCTCTGCCTCTGGATAGGCGTGGTTGCCATCGTCAGACGATAGCACCGGGTACATATCGCCTGTCTTGCGGCGTTTCTCAAAGTTGAGGATGGCATCCTCGATGCGCTTTTGCATGACCGCATCAGCTTCATAAACGAAGACACGCATTTCAATGCCGCGATAGAGTACGCAGACAGCGCCCCATTTATAACCGCCACACATCATCTGCGCCTGTAATTGCCAGACGCCTCGGTGTGCGGCTGGCATCTCTTCGGGCATAGCGCTGGTGGCCTTAGCTTCCAGAACGCCTATCGTGCTGATGTCAATCTCATCGCTGGTCATGCAATATATACCATTAGCGGTATCAGTCTTGATCGTGCCGTTGGCAACGCCCAGCCCATCAAGGCTGGCGGCCAGCGGCAGATCAGGGTGGAACTCCGGCTTGGTTATATTGACCTCATGATTGCGTAAGCCCAAACGTTTGGCGGCTTCATTGAGAATAACATTCTCAAGGCGGTCACCCCACTCGGTAATCTCATTGCCGTGGAACGTAGGCTCAAACTTATCGTGATCCCTCTGGATCATTTCAGATAGCAATTCGTTCTGCGTTGCGTAAGGCGATAGACCCAGCAACACTGGTATGCGTGATGCTGAAATCATATTATCAGGTGTTAGTTTACCGACCATTTTACATTCCCCCAAAGTAAGCTATTGCGCCCCACCAAGTGAGCTGTGGGTTACCAGTGATATTGAGCCAGCCCATCACAAAGACGGCGCCAGCAAGATAAGCTATGAATTTAGCCATTGAACAATCTCCCTTTTGTTAAAGAATATGTGACGTTTTAGCGTCACCTCGCGCCACGGCTTTGGCGAATTTTTTTTCCACCAACGATAAGCCTCAGCTTTGGTGGCGAAAAACATACTCGGTTCTTCGATTTGCCAGATAGTTGTTTGAGCATACATTATGCTAACTCCCGGTTGACTAGGTTACGCACAGAGGTGCTGTGCCACGCGCCACCCATTGCGGATGGAATACGAGCGTCATTCAGAGTGTCGGCAATCTTCGCAAACGACACGCCTGACTGACGTAATGTTTTAATGATGGGCATAGCCTCGACAGCAACAGTGGCTGTCTTGCCCCTACGAGCTTCACCAGCGGCTTTACCGCCTGCGTGTGGGTTAGGACTGCCCAGCTTGGTGCCACGGCGTTTAGCGGCGGCTAGGGCGTCCTTGGTGCGCTCACTGATACGGCGACCCTCGAACTCAGCAAACACCGACATCATCTGCAACATTGTGCGGTCGGCCTCTGGCATATCGGCGCAAGTGATCGGCACGTTAGCTTCTAGTAAGTTGGCAATAAAAGCCACATTACGAGCCAGTCGGTCGAGCTTGGCAATTAACAAGGTGGCGCCTTCACGTTTGGCGTGGGCCAGTGCCTCAGCTAATTGTGGGCGGTGGTTGTTCTTACCGCTCTCTACCTCAACATATTCTGCGATGATGCTGTCAGCGAATGGCGCGACAGCTACGCGTTGTGCTTCTAAGCCAAGGCCGGATTGACCTTGGCGCTGAGTTGATACACGAAAATAAGTGATGTAAGTGGTCATTATGCTACCCCAAATTCTATTGCGGCTTGAGCCATAAGATAGCGCATTTCTTCATCATAAAAATCAGCACGCGACCAATCATCACCTGAGAGCTGTTCACGTTGTGCTTCAGTCATATAAATAAGGTGAAGATCAAGATCACAACAAATGTTGCCGTATGCGTCACGCTCAATAGCATTGAATTCAGCGTTTGTGTACTTTTCAGTGCGGTTAAAATCAAATTTTGCCATCAGATAATCTCCCTTTTGTCTGTCTGATAATTATTATATTAGACCAAAATACATAATGTTCAAGTAAAATATAGCCAAAAAACGAAAAAAAATGATGGGGTGCTTGCAACACTATGTATTTCTATATAATTATTTTCACATCAATCGGGAGATACAGATGGTCAATTCAAGAGCCAAAGGCAGTCGCAACGAATTAAAGGTCGCGGCAGATCTATACGAAGCCTTGGGCATTAAGTTTGAAAGAATATTAGATCAGACTAGGCAGGCTGGGCTGGGTGATCTGCGCCCGGTCAGCGGTTCGTTCCCCTTTACATTAGAGCTAAAGCATTACAAGGAAGGCGTCCAAGCTCGCCCAGAATGGTGGGATCAGGCCATCACTGCGGCGCAGTTAGCAGGCAACTACCCAGCTCTTCTATACCGCTACAACCGCCA